TAGCCTTCTGGCCATATTCGTTGGCAAACGAAATGGTGATATCAAAAGGTGGAATTTCATCAGCATAGTGCGGCGTAGCTGCAGAGCTGATGTTTTTCGTAATTTGCGTAGCATTAGCCTCAGATACAGACTGACCGTTTTCGTCAGCGGTAACGCCACTCATTGCAATATTGGTGAGACGTTCATCCCACTCGTCAACGGAAATACGCTCATACTCGAGGTCATTGCCGCCGATACGATGGAACGTCTGCTCTTTTACGATGTGGTCATTCAGTGCGCTCAGCAGTGCGTCTCTATCGAAAACAGTGAAAACGAGGCTGCCAGCAATACCGCGTTTGCCACGAGAGAAGGAACGAGGTTCCGGGGAACCCATCGTGTAGATAGGAGCCTTCTCACGGCGTACAGCGTAGGTAATAGCCTGCAGTTCGCCAACGACTTTATCTCCGAAAGTTGCCACTATGTCACAGCCACTAAAAGAGGTATAGGTTTTAGTGTATTCCGAGGATACGGACATGTGTTACACTCCTTTTATTAATACTAAAATATAGCTTTCCGGCGGATTCCCGCCGGAGAACTATATTGTTTATATGAATCAGGCGCCAACAGTGGTGGTCGTAATCGAATCAACCATCTTAATGCTGTTGCGAACCTCACGAATCTCGTAAATCGGGATAATCTGGTAGAAGATCTCGATGTAGGAGAATTTTGCCAAGGTGGGGTCAGAGTTCATCTTGAAATCGTAGTTCTCAATCAGAACGCCGACAATCTTGTCCAGTTCGCCCTTAATAGCGGTGTTCAAAGCATTGCGGTTAGCCTGATGATTTTCCTTACCGATAAACGGCTCAGCAGCTGCGCGAATGAGCTCTTCGCAGGCGCCAACGATGCGGCTGGTGGACAGGCGGCGGAAGATGGAATCTGCGGGAGCCATCGTGATACCGTCGGTAACTACCGTGCCACGCGTAAAGGAATCGTGGAAAGTAACGATACCGGCCTTCGTGAGCTGGCCAAGCTGAGAGTTCGTCAGCTGATAGCTGAGTTCAGGCAGGGAAATAGGCTGACCAGTGGAGCTCTGATCAAGCGGCAACGTCGTAACGAAACCAGCGTAACCAGCTGCGCCATTGCTTATATACCGATAATTGTTCTGGCCAACCGTTACCGCATACTGACCGAAAACGAGAGAAACGTTTTTGCCAATCGGGTAGGGGAGGCTGTTAGCATCAAGCATGTTGTGGCCATAAATATTCTTAGCATACAGGTCGAAGTCACGTTCCAGAATGTCGGAAACCTTCTTCGCTACAGCGGAGATACCGGTATTCGTCATAACCTTCACGCCCATTACACCGTGAGTCGGGCCCGTCTTGAGCTCGGTCTGCGTGCAGTGCTGAGCCAGCTGACGGAGGAAGTTATCATTCGTACGGAACGGAATGTACTTGGAATAATCGTAGGTGAGGATACGGTCAACGATGGCAATCTCTTCAGCCGGAACTTCAGCGATAGCAGCCTGGATTTCGTTACCCTTTTCATCCAGAACAGCAACTTTTGCTTCCTGACCAAAGGCCTGAGATGCAAACTGCGCTTCGCTTACAAAGTCATCTTTTTCGAGAGAGCCCTGTTCAGAGAGTTCCAGGTGGAACAGACGGCTGAACACAGCATGCTCATTCAGGTCGTTAACCAGTTCTTCAACCGTCATGGTGTCGAACATGTTAGAACGAACAACTACTTTGTTAGCAACGCCAGGCAGGTTGGTAGCGGCTACCGTCAGCTTGTCAATCTCATCGCTGCCGAGAGCTTTGAGGTCACCGAGGTTGCGGCCAGTTGCGGCTTCAAATACGAATACGCTATCCATTACATCTGCCAGGAGGTATTCCTTAGAGGGAACAACGTCAACCAGCGCACCAGATGCATCAACATCCTTAACGGATACTGAGCCATCGAGAGCGAATACCAAGAGCTTCATGTCTGCTACTGCAGCCGGCTCCAGTACTTCAAAGCTGTCGCCATTTACGCGTTCAAGCTGGCCCTTGCTGTTGACAACCATTTCGCCTGCAGCATAATCGCTTGCGGAGAGATCCATGTTGCGCTCAACGACAATCTTGCGGATAACAGATACATCAACTTTTTCCATATCGATAGCTTCGAGATCTTCGGGCAGATGTTCGAAGGAAACGGTATAGTTGCGAGCAGCCTTCAGGTCTTTCTGGTCAACAGCAGCCGTAGCGATAACGTCGCCGTTCAGGATTTCTGCGTCATTGGCAACAGCAATGCGGAAGTCAATTGCGCGAGGCAATTTACCGTTGATGCTGTCATCAGCATTTACGCAAGTAAGTACGCGGTACTTAGCGTTGGAACCCTGCAGGATGGAGTAGATACCATCTTCAATCGGAGCAATGTGATTTGCATCATCGGCAGCGGACTCTTTGATACGCGGAGCCAGCTCGATTTCATTGCCATCCTTGTCTTTCTTCACGCGACGAATTGCGTGAGCAGTTACGGCAAAGCCACAACCAAGACGTCTATAGATTTCGAATGCGCTCAGGGCTACCTCTTCGTAATCAACCTTGTCAGGAGCGAAGAGTTTGTCAGAGGCTTCAGCGATTTCCAGGAAATCCCACTCGGTTGCCATCAGAACTGAGCCCTTCTGGAAGTCAGCAGTCAGTTCTTTCTTGCTGCCGAAAATCGGATAAGCTGCGGATACGTCCGTATTCTTAACGAGTTCGCGGTAATACTTACCGTCAAACTTGGAGTACGGTTTCTGGTCTTCGTTGCTTACGTAAACGAAGCGAGTCTTCGTAATAGCCGGAACAGCGGCTACCGTATTGCTACGGCCGATGAAGTAAGCGCCTTTGTACAGAGCGCCGATGGACAGTTCGTAAGTTTCGGGAGAACCCGTAACGTCGTTACCGTTTTCATCGACAATGCTCATCAGCAAAACGTTGTTGAAACGATGAGCGTTGAATTTGCTGATCAGGTCAATCAGGCGGTCATCGCGAGTCAGACCCTGGTCATACAGGCTAATGCTGTTTTTGATAACAGTCTTGTTGCCAGAAGCAACACCGCGCATTTTCTCTGCTACAGTTGCACGATTAATCGGCTTGTAGAAAGAGAGAACTTCTGCGCCAGCAGAACCGTCGAACAGAACGTAGCATTCTTTGCCACCGTCGGACGGGAACATGCTCTTAATGCGGAGCTTATACTTAGAGTCAATCTTAAGATTGAAATCCTTGTACATCTCCTTGCCGCCAATACGCATGCAGTAAATCGTGCGGCAACCTCTATCCCAAGCATTCTTTACTTCAGGGATAAGGGAAGCTTCCTGACGCTTCTTGCTGTCATAGGCGTCACCAAACGTGTAGATAGCATGTTCAACGGAGTAAACCGGCGTCAAAACACCAGTCGGGCCATTGAAAGCCGTGCCGATAATGATTTCAGGATCGGTAGTGCCGAACAGGGAACTATCAAAACCGTAAGAGTAATCGGCTTCTACATGAGTGATGACTCCAGGCAGAGTAATTTCGTCTTGAAAAATATTGCTCATGTGAGTTTTTCCTCCTGTATTTTTTGCTTATTAGCGAACAACGATGTCTCCAATCGTAGTCTCGAATCTTGTGAACAACTTTTCGATATCCACGTCGTATTGGAGACTTCGTACTGAGCACTTTTGCCTATACATATCAAGGTTAGAGTCAGTGATTCTACGCATAAAGCGTATATCTTTGACACCTTTTCGCTTGAAATAAGCTGTATAACTGAAGATAACATCTTCAAAAATCTTCATTACCTCAGTAACGTCTGTATATCCCGCGGCGAAGATATCAAATTGAATAGAATAACGAAGCATCTGTCCCCAGATATCACGGGGCCGTAAAAGTTCTTCTTCTTCGTCTGATATCTCCATTTCGACTGAATCCTGACGGATTCTGGGCTTCAGTTCCATTACTGGCTGGCTGTGAAGAATTTTGAAATAAATATAAGGATGGTCAATGACTTCCTTTTGGTCGCGCATCGGTCTTGAACCTTCGTCTGGTACAAGCTCGACTTCCATTTTTTTCATTACCTTTTTACAAACCTTAGATAACATGAAAATAAAATCATCTATCGATGCACTGGCCTCTGATGTAAGTCGTTCCGTCGGCTGCTCAACAATGTTCGTCGCGATATTATTGTTAAGAGCCTGCTTTTGTCTAAGGAATTCAGCTAAATCATTACTGAGATTATTAGTATCGTTCATATTAGAGTTCTGCCTCCACCGTAAGAGAGCAACGTTCCAAACAGTTTACCGGCTGTACGCTTATTCTGGCGACGAGAGTTACTGTTCCGGGGTCGTCTCGGTACGCATTTACGCTTTCAATAGTGTATTCTTTAATGACATATCCAAGAATACTGTCTAAATACTTAACCAGAGCTTTATTAAACAGCAGTTTCTGGTAAGACGAGTATGTTCTGCCGCGGAATTGGGTAAAATCCATCTCTCGACGCAGATATTTCAAAATCCTGTCTATGAATACTACTTTTTCTGGGTCATAAACCCGAAGCATGTTGACGAGATTCTCTACAGTTGTCTCACGGGCCGGATCAGAACGGAAATATGCCATATCCATCGGGTCATCCCAAGGGTCAATTCTGAATATTGCCTGGCCAAACATCTGCGAAACAGGATATTTGTCTAAATCAGCGGTGCATAAAGCCGCAGCAAGCGGAACTGAGGCCATTTTGTAGTCGACAAGGTTATTTGCCACGAAGATAAAGTTCTGCAGATTGGCTCGTTCAGAGCATCTGGCCAAAAATGTCCGCTGATTTTTGCGCATATCTTTCAAGAATGCGTCAATATCTTCGTATAAAGAGGCGTGTTTGTCAGTAACAATGAACGTTGAGTTATGCTGCCGCCCGATATAACCCAAAATGTAGGCGAAAAATGAGTGAACCTGCCCGCCATGACTGATATCTTGGAACGTATCAGACAGCATAAGCGTAGCAAAAACGATATAAGAGAAATCATTTTGCTTTAAAACGTCCAACATGTCGAAGTAATCCTGGTCTTTCTGCATATTCAGAAGAAATATGGCAGGAGCCCCCATCTCTTTGGCGGCTATAAACGCGTCAGAGAGGTCTGATTCTCCATATTTATCCAATACTTCATCCGGATCTTCAGAATATATGATTTCGCCGCGGCCATATTGGGTAGCAGCTTTCCCAATAATGAGCATATTGGTATGTTTGTTAACGATAAGAGACTTAGCCATCAAAACCCGCCTCTCTTAGCACTTCGGCGAGATTATTTAAAACAGTTTGCGGGCTATATTTGTATGGAGCGCATTCTATACGCCAGAAAACTGTTTTTTGCTCGTCACTATGCTCATAATAAACGTCTTTAACCATATCAAGACTGTCGCCGTCGTTTATTAGGTCGCCTTCCTTGATATCTGTTTTATTATGCGTATAATACACTGGCCCAATATTGATTTCAGAAAAGCCTAAACCGGGACCACGCATAGAAATAGTGCTGTTCTGATGGGAAGCATTTACACGCACAAGTTTAATCTTGTGGCCAGTACCGAGGCAGCTCTTGCATTTCTTGTCTGCCTGCTTAGATACTGTATCAACACATGTGAAATCGACATCTTTGTCTTGTATGATGAACCACACTGGGTGACTAAAGAGGTCAATTGGCTTGTAAATATTTTTGTCAAACCACTTAGCCATAATTTATCAGCTCCATTGTGGTACGTTTCTAGTCGCATCCTGAATAATAGTATCAAGAGTCGTCTGTTTGATTTCGGCGTTCTGAGCGCTCTTAAGGCCCATACGAGTAGCTTTGGGTTTGGCGCGCCCTTCGTTGAAGTAGCCACGGATAGCATCCTGCCATTTCTGCAGTTCTTTTCCGAGTCTGTCAAGAAGTTGCTTAAACGCGGCCGCATTAAGCGAATCTTCGTACTCTGCCGTATCCAATTTGTATTTTGAACCGCCACCAGAATACGTTCTATCCATGAATGAGCGGGTTAAGCAATCATACGTAGCTTTAGTACGTGCAAATTGCTGTACAGCAAAATCTGTGGGATCAGCTGTTCCTCCAGCAATGAAATCTGCTTCTCTGGACGCCTGCCTAATGTACGAGAGCATTGCCTCGTCACTAATACCAAAAGTATCAACAACAAGTTTGAGAGAATCAACAGAACAATAAAGAGGGGAATAGGGGGTCCTATACTCGATTGTTGCATCAGGAATAGGGGTTCCGTCTGCTGACATTAATCCCTTTACCGTTACGGTATATATGGAATTATTCTCGAGCTTTTGGTCCGGGGTTACTACGACGACAGTTTCGTCTTCATTCAGAGCGATTGTAGCGGTAAGTTCTTTTGTATTAGCCATTACGAATCCCTCCGTTTGATAACTACTGTAGCCTGGTCGATATTAACGGCACCGTCAAATACAAACTCGAAAGTTTGAGGCAACTCGTCATCGATATACACCATATTGTCCGACGTTAACATTGTGGCAGGCGGCAATTCTTCCTTTTCCTGCCCATGAATGATCGGCTCGTCATCTTTGGTATAATCGACAATCTCAGGAATTCCTGGACGGCTTTTAGGTTCTGGTTGAGGATTAGGAACTGGCAGCGGTTTTTCCTTTGGCACGGTAAAAGTAACCATTGGCGACCACTTACCATAATCAGGTTCTTTAATAGCGCGAACACGAACAAAATACTGATTGGGCAGCAGGGTAGTTTTAAAGCTATCCTCGCCATCAATAATATTGTCGACGGAAACGTTAAAGAATCCGTTATCAGTAGCTATCTGAATCTGATATTTATTACAGAGGTCTTCTTCTTTGCCGTTTTCCTGCCATTTAAGTTCCGTTTCTTCTTCGGTAGTTTCGAAGTTGACAGGAGAGATAATCTGAACATCCGTGACTACAGCGCTTTCAAATACTACTTTTAAAGCTTTTAATGGCTCTAACGACTCACCGACAATTGATTCTATCTCTTTAGTAGTTGTAAGCCTGTAATCAGTGTTTATCAGTATCTCAGGTATGATGGTGACAATGATTTTGCGCCGATCACATTCAAGTTTTATGGGCACAATTTCCGCAGAAGACGGCAAGGCCAGACAAACAGTGTCTGGCGTAACCGTATCTTCATCTATGTCTGCGGAGCACGTAAGGGTAATGGTTTTATTTTTTAAGCTGGTTCTGACTGACAGAACCTGAATTCTGTGCTCCATAAGATACCTCTCTTATTCTTTAGCCTTCTTCGTGGATTTACGAGTATTTTTCTTCTTCGGCTTCTCTTCTTCTTCTACTTCAGTAGCAACTTCTTCTGCGGGCTCTTCAACCTTAGCCTCTTCAGTTACTACTTCTTCAGTCTTAACTTCTTCAGTTGCTACCGGCTCTTCTTTTGCTTCTTCAACGACTACTTCTTCAACTTTCTCTACTGGCTTCTCTTCGGCTTTTGCCGGTTCAGCTGCTTTTTCAGCTACTTCTTCTTTGAAGACAGGTTTCATTTCTGCTTCAATGTTGGAAGCCAATTTCAGCTTACCGTCAATGTTGACGATTTTGAACGGAGGGATATCTCCGCCAAGAGTGCCGTCAACGAGTCTAATAACGCCATCACGTACAGCGCGACGAAGACGAGCGCAATTCGTGCCGCTATATATTACAGCCGTAGGAGCTCCAAGAGTAAGGTGAACACGGGAAAGTTCATCATAAAAGCCAACACGGCCTGGAGCCAGTTTAATGGTTGCGATTACATTATTCATAAATTTTTAATCTCCTTGTAAATAAAATGGAGGCGACCTCCTAAGAAGCCGCCTCCTGCTTATTATCAGGGCTGTGCAACAGTGCCAGCAGCAAGATTCGTGTCGATAGTAACCTTCGGAGGAACCGGGAAGGTCGGTGCGACTGCGATATTGCGGGCTACGGTAATACCCTTACCGTTGTCGAGAATGCCGACGCCATAACGCTCCTTAACCTTCAAGAGGCGGAGGTCACGTTCAGGATCCTGCCAGTTATCAGTGGTCAGGCCTTCTTTTTCGGCGATTACACCAACATTGTTACGGTTGATGCAGTACATATCGAAACGTTTAGCCTGCTTGTCGAACTTTACAAACGGGCTGAAGTTTACGGTCAGAGGCATCGGCAGACGACCCTGAACCTGGCTCGGGTTCATGATGAACTTCTGGCCTTCGCCATTAGCAGCAAGACCTGCGAAGCCCGGAGTACCCTGAACAGCACCCCAAGGATGAACCTGGTTGCCACCGAATGCGCCGTAAGTCATGCCGTTGCCGAGCATGGAGTTGCGAGCGAAGATTACCCAAGTCAGCGGGTGCATGATTACGTCCGTCGGAGTCTGGTCATTGGCCATCAGTGCCAGAACCATATCCAGGAAGTCTTCAACGCTCAGCGTGTCATTGAAGTTGCCGTTTTCGTCACGACCGGTCGTACCGGATGCATTGATCTGGCCACGAGTTTCGTTATCGAAAATGGGGGTACCATGATTGGAGAAGCTGTTAAAGCACCATTCTTCTTTGTAGCGTGCCATAGCGCGGCCCATCTTGCGAACGTTGATACCGTAAATATCCCAGGAAGAATCAGTGATAGCTTCTTCAGTGATTTTTACTCTGAGGCCGACTTTCTTAACACGGATTTCCAACTGACCGTTTTCAACCGTGTTGAAGTCAACGTACTGTTCGTTGTAACGGCCGCCCTCGGAAACTTCACTTGCGTAGAGTTCGCCGACAACGGGGATTACGTAGGTTACGCTGGAACCGCCATCTACATGAACGATGTTCATGAAGCGGGTAGCCAGATATTCCGGCTCAGCAGCTTCACGCAGCTGGCCTTCGATAACTTTCGGAATGAGCTGGATAACGTCGGTGGAAGCAAGACCTTCCTGAACCGTCGTGCGGCCCTTGTCGAAATTACCATTGATATTCAAAACCATTTTTTCCATCAGGTCAAAAGTCTTGACATCGACGGCCGGTTTTTCCTTTGATTCACCTTTTGCAAAAGCCTCGGCCTGCTGAACAGCTTCCTTACGGAGCTTCTGAATGTTGGCCAGGGTTTCTTTTAAACTAATAGACATTTAGTGTCCTCCCTTTATGGTAAAGGCTATCCCTCCCGATAGGGGAGGGGAGCCACTATCTTACTTGTTGAGCAGAATCTTAACGCTGCCGATACAGCCATCCCAATCCATGAAGGTCGGAACGCCTGCCATGCCGCGTTTAGCATAGCTCAGAACAACATCTACGCCTTCAGCCTTGTCTTTCAGCAGGGCATCGGCCTTTTCCTTGTCCTTAACAGCGATAACAACGTAACCCTGTTCAGCGTTAGCATACTTAACAACGAATGCGCCGTCGCAAAGTTCAGCGCCTTCAACACAGTTCGTCTTAGCCGTGTCAGCGATAGAAATCTGCAGGTCTTCAACGTTTACGTCGAGGTTCTTGAAGAACATATCAACATAATCCTTGCCGCCAGCATAATGAATCGTACCAGCCTTGAAGTCCGGCTTCTGACGCTTAACAGCGTTGTAACCATCCGTCAGGCCCGGGATACCCAGATCACTGTACTGATATTCAGCGTTCATGCGCGGATCATACGTGTCAAGACGAGCCGTAGAAGCCAACATGTGCAAATCGTGCGATAAATAATTTTTATCGTAAGGGTACCCCGGATATTTACCAGAACTATTGAACGGAGAGGTGTTTACTGCATCTTCCCCGTGACGATTCGTTTTCGCATATACGGCGGGGTTGAATTCATCGCTCTTCAGACGATCTTCCAGAGCCCAAGTAGCCCACTTAGCGGCGCCTTCAGGAACGAGTTCATGGTTCACGCTGTATACCTGACCGATTTCCTGCTGACGTTCGAGTTCATACTCAGCCAGAGACATCGTAGCAACGATCTTCGGGAAGGACAGCGGAGACAGCGTCAGACGGCCGTTTTCATCGGACTTAACGCGAGCGCCCGGGAAGAACGCGCCATATGCGGAACCCCACAGGTTCTGTTCTGCCTTATCTTTGTAAGCAAACCAAGGCATTTCAACCATTGCATCCGTGAGGAACGGACCAGGCATGATGCCGTTGAATGCATCATCATCACGAGTGTATTCGTTACGTTCGAGCATACCAATCGGGTGGTTGCCAACACGAACATTTTTAACTGCTACGCCATTCTGGGCAACGAGACCAGTCTGAGCGTCTACTTCGTAACCTGCTTCTGCGAGCTGGTCAGCCGGAGCCTGGAAAGCAACCTTGCCTTCGCCATCAACTTTAGCGAACGGACGGAAGCAAGTGTCGGAGTACGTACCAGCGATACCGCCAGCAACCGGCGTCCATTCCTTGCCAACATGCAGAACCTGCTTGCCCTGAGCGCCAGCGGAGATGATAGCCTTGTCCGGGTTGTCGCCGAATTCAGGATACTTATCGCCAACTTCACGCAGACGAACAGGAACACCGCCGTTAGCGAGCGTTACCGTGTTGAACTGTTTCTGGGACTCGAAATCAACGAGGTCCATGTTCGGGTCAGTTGCTACGATACGGCCTTTCGGAATAACAATCTGGTTGAAGCCGTGAGCAAAGCCATACTTGAACAGCGTCGGCAGACGATAGTCGAACAGGTACTTAATGTTCGGTACGTCATGTTCAGACGTATTCAGGAAGTTATTAGTGCGGTTTACACGATCCGCACCATCGCGGTAACCCGGAAGATTCGGGTTGAAAATGTCACCACGAGCGCCGGGTTGGAGACGTTCGTTGGTTGTATAATCTCTTGGAGCTAATGCCATGAATTTTTCCTCCTAGTTAATCACGGGCTGACAATACAGCATCGAAAACGCTTTTCAGCCCAGCTTTTAAGTCAACTGGTTTTGATTTATGGGATTCGGCCAACTCGGGAGCGCCAATCGTGGGATTTGCTACGCTACCAGCTGCAGCCGGGGTAACCTTTTTGTCGTCATTGTTTTCTTCAGCTTTAGAAGCGACGGTTTTCTTGGCCAAAGATTCTTTCATATCGAGGATCGAATACTTGAGTGCCTCTACTGGGCGGCTCTTAATTGCTTCGACATCCTCAACTTTGTCGCCCATTGCTTCGCGCAAGGTTACGAAAGTGTCGGCCATGGATTCTTTAAGAGCTGCTTTAGCTTCAGCAATCTCTTGCTCCATGCTCTCTTTTAACTGAGCCGCTTCTTCGGCAGCAGCTTCAAGAGAAGTCTTCTTTTCAGTAAGTTCAGCTACCTGAGCTTCGAAGTTCTTTATTGACTCCGTCAACTCGGCAACTTTGCCTTCAGAAGCTTTGTTTGCCTCAGTCAGTTCAGTGACCTTCGTTTCCAGTTCGGAAACCTTAGCGTTAGCTTCATCCAGCTTTGCCTGCATTTCTTCTGGCATGTGCTGTTCTCCTTTGTTTTGTAAGTTTTTGTCGAGGCTCTCTTTTAACTGAGGCTGATTGCTCGATTTATCACGTACCGGATAATAATCTACGTTTTTAGAATACATATCGCTTGGTACGTCGACGTAAGATACTTCTTTGGCTTCCATCCTGTGAATATCCCAATAACAGGTTTCGGAAGTTCCATCAGACATCTCACATACATGACCACGCTCATGTCCGTTAGGGCATCCTTCTTCGACGTCAATTATTGGCGCGCCGCAGATAGAACATCTTACGTCATGTGCGATGATTCCTACTGAGGTAGTGGAAAGGAGTCCATTTTTGACTCCTTCTTTTGCCTGCTCATCTGGAATGTTTACCGTGAATTTTAAAGCCGGCGTACCAGAACGGGTGTTACGGCTCAAATATTCGGCAGCAACAATGCGGCCAATCGGTTCGCCGTTCTCTTCGTTATGGTGTTTCAGGAGCGGGCGGCGGTACGGGTTTGTCCAACTCGGAATAGAGTCTTTCAAACACTTTGCTGTGTACCGCGTGAAGTTCCTTGTAGCAAACGGAGCCGCGTGCAAAGCTTCGATTTCAACCATCAAACTGTTTGGGTCCAGCGCGTCAACATTGCTCTTAACATTTACGCCTTCCGTAAGGCTAAGAGGTGCGCGGTAATCGCTGACTTTTTTCGCAAAGTTTTTACCGTTTTCTACGAACTCTCTAATCATTATTGCCATTTACTTCACCTGCCTTTATATTCCCAGTGTGCATCTGCAATACGGATGAAACGCCGGGATGTCGTCCAGGCTGAAGTGATTCGTGAGGATTGTCCTGCTGTGTTCTTTTTTATCCTCAGGACTGCTAAAGTAAACACGAACCTTTTTTACTCCTAGTGCGGCACATGTTTTAACATATGCATACCACTGGGCTTTAGCTGCGACCTGGTTGGCCAGGAAGCGGAGCCGATATTCTGAAGAGTTGAAAGCTGCTTCGCGTTCATCTTGCGTTTCTGCCTTCTTTAGCTTCTTTTGAATATCTTTGAACATATCTGTAAGACTCTTGTCTACGCGATCGTTCAAGACGGTGGAAATCGTGTTAGGCGACTCTTCGGGTTTCTTGCCAACATCCTTAATCGCCAGTTCATAACCAGCTTTAGCTTCTTTAGCGATATAGCGCTTAAGGCTGCTGCTTAGGTCATCACGGACCAGCGGCAACACGAAATAGTCCTTTTTCG